AAAGAACTCGGTATCTCCAACAGGGAACGCTAGATCCGGTATCTGGCCTCACCCGCTTTGATCTGAGCCCGCCGCGCGCGGGTTCTTTGCTTTATTGCCCGACAGCCCTGGTGGCGAGGGGAAAGACCCTTACCCAAACCATACAGGACTCACCATGGCATTGAATAACCTGCCGACCGCACTGCAAAGCGCGATTCAGCTCGGCTTCCTTGAACACCGCTTTGGCCTGCCGCTGAAGGCAAAACTGGGCTTCCGCTCCATTGCCGACCGCGAGCCGTTCACCGCCAACATCGGTGAAACGATCACCAAGACCCGTACCGGTCTGCTGCCGGTCATCACGACCCCGATGGCGCCGGCTGCCAACTCGGACTTCACGTCCGGACTCACGCCGCAAAACTACTCGCTCGAACAGTACATCCTAGGCATCGGCCAGTACGCGGGCAACATGCAACTGAACGTGGTGACGCAGCGCGTCGCTATCGCCGACTTCTTCCTGCGCAATGCCTACGCGCTGGGCGAACAGGCGTTCCGTTCGGTCGACGCACTGGCGCAGCAAACCCTGTTCAATGCGTACATGGGCGGCAACACCCGCGTGCGCGTTACGCTGGGTTCTACCGGCCCGACCATCTCGGTCGACGATATCCGCGGCTTCCAGACCACGCTGAACGCACAAGGTCAACCGGTCGCCGTATCGGGTTCGAACCCGGTCAACGTTGTGGTGGGCGCCGATACCTATTCGCTCACTGGCTTCGCGGCGGATGGCACGAACGTTTCGACCGCGCCTGGCGGTGTGTCGGGTACGCTGACGTTCTCGACCAACGTGACGGTCTCGGACGGCACCGCCGCCCAACCGGTCATTTCGGCCGTAGCACCTTATGTGGTTCGTCCGAGCACTTCGGCGGCCAACGTGATGGCCCAGACGACCGCAGCGATCTCGTCGGCCAATGACATCAACAACGGCAAGCTGACGATGTCGATGATCCTGAACGCCAAGGCTACGATGTCGGCCAACGGGGTCCCGGTTGCTAACGACAGCGGCATGTACAACCTGTACTGCGATCCGTTGCAGGCAACCGGTCTGTACAGCGACCCAGCGTTCCAGCAATTCTTCCGCGGTCAGGTGACGACCGAAGAATACCGTCAAGGTATCGTCGCGCAACTCCTGGGTGTTCGCATCCAGGAAACCAACATGAACCCGGTGCAGACGCTCTCGGGCGTCGGCGTGGTGCGTCGCGGCCTGCTGTGCGGCCAGGGTGCACTGGTCGAGGGCGAGTTCACGGCAGACGCATACAACGCGGCGATGGAATCCGACGACGGCGACATGATTGCCGTGGTTGACGGCATCGCGCACGTGACGCGTGAGCCGCTGGATGCGCTCAAGCAGGTTGTGACGCAAACCTGGTCGTACATCGGCGGCTTCGTTGTGCCGACCGACACGACGACGACCGCCGCAACGATCCCCACCGCATCAAGCGCTGCGCAAAAACGCTGCGTGATGCTCGAATCGTTGTAATCAGGCAAGGGGACCGGAGCAATTCCGGCTCCTTTTCAAGCCCCTGTCCCCTCGGGGGCTTCATAAAGGAGATTCACATGCCCAGACCAGCCAAGCAGGAAGTGCCGGAAACCATCGAACCCGCGGCGCCGCGATTCGTACTCAAGAAGAATCACGGACTGACGATTCTCGGTAAGTCACATCGCCACTTCACCGCAGGCACGGAGTTTGACCCGGCCACGGATGCAGATCTGATTCTTCGGCTCATTCAGTCCGGCGCAATTTTCGAGTAAGCGATGGCTTTCACACCATTTACCCTCACCGATGCCCAGTTGACCGATGTGCGCCGTTTTTGCGGATACCCATTGCTCGGCGATGGAAATGTGGTGTTTCCGTACCCGTGGATCATGCGGACGTACTTGGCGCTCGAATACCGCCTTCAGCACATGAGTGCGAACGAGGGCGCAGTCGTCGTCAACACGTACCTCACGAACCTGTACACGCTGGAAAGCGCGATCCCGGGCACGAGCGCGAATCTGGATACGGACGTTGCCGCAGTATGGACACACAACAAGAATGAGCAGGCTGACCGTGATCGCCTGTTCGATTCGTGGCGCAAACGGCTGTGCAACTTCCTCGGCGTCCCTCCTGGCCCGAACTTCGGCGGATGCTCTAACGCGCTGGTGGTTTGAATGACAGTCATCGCGTGGGACGGGAAAACACTAGCTGCCGATCGCATGATGGAGATGAACGGCGGCAAGTTCCCGATTACAAAGATTCGTCGCCTGCTTGATGGCGCGCTGATTGGATCGGCTGGCGACACTCCGCGCGCAATGCAGTTGGCGGAATGGGTCGAAGGCGGCTGTGTTGCCGGCCAACTACCAGCCCCGCAAGGCGACATGTATGCCCGCTTGCTGCATATCCGGTTGGATGGAAAGGCAGTCCTGTACGCGAACAACGATCAACCGATTGTTGTCGAGCAGCCGTTCATGGCTATAGGCAGCGGTCAGGACTACGCAAACACAGCGATGTATCTCGGCCACGGCGCGCGACAGGCGGTCGCAATCACGTCTGAACTGTGTTCGTCGGTAGGCATGGGAATTGACACTCTGGAGTTGTGATGGACGCAGGACGACTTCAGCAGCTCATTTATAAGGGCTACGGCACCGCCGCAACGCACATCGGCCCCTGCTACAGCCTCTATCGCCCAACATCGGCCGCCAATCCCATCGCGCCAACAACGCTGCTCGGCACGCTAAACGCCAGCTTCAACGCGATGGACATGAAGTATGGCAAGCCGAATGTGTATGGTAAGCCGCTCTGGTACGCATTGCTGGATGGAACGGTTACGCAGGTAGGCGACTACCTCGTCAGCAATGACAAGACGTATTTCATCGCTGCCATGCAGACGACGCTGCCGATCCTCGCAGTGGATTGCAACCGCACACTGAACATTTTCCGCCCGCAGCAGCAGACTGCAGCCGGCGAGAATCCGTACGGTGGCACGATCGACTCGAACCAGACCGAACTGATGACGGCTTGGCCTGCTTCTGTGCTTCAGGGCACGAAGGGCGAGAAGGATGGCGCAGTTCTACCTGGTGACGTCCGCTTGCCCTGGTGGGCGATCCTGTTCCCCGCTTATCCCGGCGTCACACTTCTGACTGCCGACATCATCACCGACGATATTGACCGTCGCTACATCATCTCGAGTGCTGAATTGACGGATCTCGGGTGGCGATGCACGGCCATACAGGCGCAGACGTGAAAAATCATCAAATCCGCATTGTCAGTGACGGCACTCCTTTCGGCACCAAGGTATTCGACGCGGAGGGCAGCGAGATCAAAGGCTGCATCACGAAGGTCGAATGGTCCATTGAGGGCGGCAAGGTCGCCCAAGCCACGCTGACGTTTTCGGATGTGGAGGTCGATGTGTCGGGAGATGCGCCAAATGGCTGACATTTCCGATGTCATGAACACCATGGCCGCCCAGATCACGGGTTACGTATACCCAAACGGTACCGGCCAAACCTCCGTCACCGGCAAGACGATCAAGGTCTATCCTGGCTGGCCGACTTCATCATCGCTCGATGCGGACCTTCAGAACGACCTGACCAACGTCAGCATTTTCCCCGCTGGCACTGAACGCAACGTGACGCGCTATCGCCCGAAGCAGAACGTCATGTCGATTCAGACGCCGACGCTCACGCTGACGGCGGCTGCAAACGTGGTGACGGTCGGCGGCGCGATGCCGTCGCCTTTCACTGTGCACAACCTTGCGTTACTGGTCGACAAACAGCCGTTCATCTACTCGGTGCAGTCAACCGATACGCTGACGTCGATCGCAACGGGACTCGCTGCGCTGGTTGCCGCGCAGTTTCCCGGGACGACATCGAGCGGTGCGGTTATCACGTTGCCGACGAACACGGTTCCGATCGTGGCGCGTGTAGGGACGACTGGCCTTGTGACGACCGAATGGGAGCGTCAGCAGCAGCGTATCCAGATCACCGTCTGGGCGCCCGATCCGACATCCCGCAATCAGGTATCCACGGCAATCAAGAGTTCGCTGGCGCAGATTGCCTTCCTGACGATGCCCGATGGCTTCGGCGCACGCGTCCTGTCTGCCGCCGGGACGATATCCGACCTGCTGGAGAAGGCCAAAACCTACCGGCGCGACCTGTTTTACGAGGTCGAATACGCCACTACGGTCAGCCAGACCCTCGCAACCGTGGTTGCCACGCAAATCACCTTCGAGACGCAAACAGGCGTCCCGATCATTACCCGAACTTACTAACTGGAGCCGACATGGCTGAAGAAACTGTTGTGACGGCCCCGAAAGCGAAGGCCGACTTTCATCTGGTCGTGATCCATGCATTCGATGGCCGCAAGAAGGGCGAAAAGATCACGGATGCTGATGTGATCGCTGAGATGCAATCTCACCATCTCGATCATCACTGCCGCAAGATCGCCCCGCAGTAATTCCCCCTTTTCGCATTCGCAGAGCCGCCTCTTGGCGGCTTTTTGCATTTATGGAGCACGCTAAATGCCGACTTACCAGGCTGGGCAGTTGAATCTCGCCGGGCAACTGCCGCCCGGGGCATATGTTCAGGTGGTCGCACCTCCGCCTGTCGTGCAGGGTATTGCGACCAATGGGCTAGGGAGTGTTGGCGTCGCTTCATGGGGTCCGGTGAACTCCGCCTACGGCGTAGGTTCGCCGCAGATCGCCAGCCTTTCGCTTGGCCCGGTGACCGTGCGTTCGCACGATCTCGCGACCGCCATGGCGATTTATTTCGGCATGGGGCAGACGAATAACGTCGCAGTGCGTGTGACGGATGGTACGGATACCGCTGCCACGTCCGCAATCAAGGATGGCGCGGCGACTACCGGCGCGACGCTCACCGGTTTCTATACCGGTGTCGTCGGCAACACGCTTCAGGCCACGATGTCGAACGGCACGAAGCCGGCCACGTTCAAGTGCACGGTCGCGCTGCCCGGCCAGTTGTCGGAGATCTACGACAACCTTGGCGTGGGTGTGATTCCCGGCACCACGACGCCGGGCACTGGCTATACGTCCGTCCCCGCGCTGGCAATGAGTGCCCCGCAGACTGCAGGCGGTCTCCAGGCGATCGCGCAAGCGACTCTCAAAGCGCTGTCCGCCAACATCACGGGCAGCGGCGGTAGCGGTGGCACTGGTTATGTGACCGGCGACACCATCACGCTAGCGAATGGCGTGGTTCTGACGGTGACGGCCACAGCCGGTGTCATCACCGCGCTGACCGTCACGAATGCGGGTTCGCTCGGCGGCGGCGCGGCACCGGTATCCGGCAACACGCAGATCCAGACGTCCGGAGTCGGTACTGGTGCAATCATCAACCTCGTATGGGGTCTGGGTGCGCCCAATATCCTCGTGCCGGGCACGGGCTACACGTCGGCTACTGGCGCCCTCACGGGCGGCGGCGCGGGCACAGCGGGTTCGTACACCTTCGGCACGGGTTGCTGGACCAATCTCGTCGGGGCGATCAACAACGGCCAGTCCGGCGTTCGTGGTCCGTCGCAACTCGTCATTGCCACGATCGGCACCTCGGCGGCTGCGCCAGCACTCGCGACATACACCTTCTCGGGTGGCACGGACGGCGCGGCCGGCGTGACCGATGCCACGTTGGTGGGCACGAACTCCACGCCGCCCACCGGCATGTACGCGCTGCAAAACGCGAACGTGCTGACCATGAACCTGGTCGACCATTCGACGTCCACGCAGTGGAACACCGTCGGCGCTTTCGCTGAACTGTACGGCATCTTCGGCGCCGGGCAAGCACCAGCCGGCACCAACGTCGCGAACACTGCGTCCCTGCTCGCCTCGGCCGGGGTCGACAACTACAGCTTCAAGTGTCTGGTCGGCGACTGGGTGTACTGGCAGGACACGGTCAACAACGTGCAGCGCCTCGTTGGTCCCGCGACATTCTGGGCACCGATGCGCGCGAACATGGCGCCGAACCAGTCGACGCTCAACAAGCCTGTCAACGGGCTGATCGGCACGCAGCGCTCGGCGCAGAACCTGCTGTACGCGGATTCGGAAGCGCTCGCTGCTGTACAGGGCCGCGTGGACTACCTCGCCAATCCGGCGCCGGGCGGAAACTACTTCGCCTTCCAGACGGACATGAACTGCTCGACGTTCGCCGCGACGAATTCCGAGGGCTACACGGCGATGACGAACTTCCAGGCACTGTCGCTGGCGTCGAACTTCGGCTGGGTGGTGGGCAATCCGCAGACGACCGATCTGCGTCAATCCGTGAACGATGCCATCACTGGCTTCGAAATGAACCTCTGGCAAAACCTGGAGTACATCGGTGACGTCAACAACCCTGGCACCGTGCCGTTCTCGGTGCAGACCAACGCGGCGAATAACCCGACGTCACAGGTCGCCACTGGCCTGATGCAGACACTGGTGAAGGTCATCTACGAGTCGATCGTCCGAGTGTTCGTGATCTCCCTGCAAGGCGGCGGCACTGTCCAAGTGACCGTCAATCCCGCGTAACCCGTCCAGCCCCGCAAGGGGCTTTTCTCTTTCCAGGAGCGCCAAATGGGCGTCAATAGTTTCAATATTGGCCGCGACGGGTCGCAGATTACGATCTTCGATTCGATTCTCGGCCAACTCACGTTTAACGGCATGATCTCGTTCGATTCGCGCGCACGCACGAAAAAGCTCGAGTCCGAGAACATCACCGGCACCACGGTTTTCCGCAATGTCCCGAACGGCCACGAAGGCACGTTTGAGTTCGACCGGCAGGATTCGAGCGTCGAAGCCGCGTTTGCCCAGTACGAAGCGAACTTCTACGCCCAGTTGCCGCCTCCGGTTGCCGTCATCACGCAGACCATCAACGAACTCGATGGTTCGGTGACGCAGTTCCAGTACATCGGCGTGCAGCTCGACCTGACGGATGCCGGTTCGTGGAAGGGTCTCGACAAGGTGAATCCGAAAGTGGGCTGGGTGGCGTCGAAGAAGATTCCGTTGAGCGTCGGGGTGTAATCGATGACCAAAGTCACCATCAAACCCCATACCGCAACGCCCAGCGAACAGATTGTACGGGCGGCGAACGAGGAATTCTCGGTCACTGATTCGCTGGGGCGCGTGATTGCCCTCAAGAAACCTGGGGTACTCGCCCAGTTCGACCTGATCGAGGCATTGGGCGATCTGGCAAAGAACGATGTCTACCGGATCATGTGCATCCCCGCGATCTACGTGGTTTCGATCAAGGGCGAAGTGGCGCCGCCGCCGAGCAATCGTGCCCAGATGCGCGCGCTGATTTCCCGTCTTGGCGAGGAAGGGTTTGTTGCCATCAAGCAGGGCATCAGGGAGCACTTTCCAAACCCTGAAGAAGATGACGAGGAAGACGAAGCCGTAAAAAAATAGTCGACGCCACACCGATCCGGCAATGCCTGTGGCTAGTCAAGAACGGCGTTCCGTTTGATGTGGCGTTTGCGCTGGATGAGATAAAGCGCACGGCCTGGTCGATCATGTTTTCCGAACTGGAAAGCGGCAAGCAGTACAGCTTCATTTCGCGCACTTTCGAGGCCAAAAAATGACCGAGTTCAAGAGTTTCGCAGCGTTTGCGGCGCATCTTGAGCGACTTGCGGTCTCAGGCCCGGAAGTCACGCATCACATCGTCGACAAGTCGGCTGAAGAGATCCAGAAGACGGCGCAAGGGATCATCGGCGAGTACCAGCCCGAGATTGGTCCCTATCCGGCGTGGGAAGAACTCGCCGACCGGACGAAACAGGAGCGCGCGCGCCTTGGTTACTCGGAAAACGACCCAGGTTACCGCACGGGCGAGATGCAGAAGTCGGTCCAGCGGACGGTAGAGAAGAACGAGGCAGCGGTTGGTTCAGACGATCCGCATCTGGTGTGGTTCGACCTCGGTACGCCGAATCAACCGCCTCGCCCGATCATCGGCCCTGCAGCAATCCATAGCCGTGAGCGTGTCGGAATGATCATCGGCAAGACGATGTTTGCGTGGCTCGCCGGCATGGGATGGCGCAGACCACGGATTACCAGCGGCGATTGAAATAAGCAAACAGAAAAATCACGCTGAGAATTGCCAGATACACGCCGACATACGGCACGAACAGCATCATCGTAGGCAGAAACAGCGCAAACAGCCGGTTCATGGGCTTGCGCATCTGCCATCTAAGTTTCCAGCCAGTCGCATAGCCGTTGTGGTTCCTGACGCGCGGTTTCGGGTATTGCACCCAGGAAATCCGGTCAGCCAGCCATTCGTGCGTGCGGTAGATGAACCTCATGCCAGTTCCAGGTTCGAGAGGGTGATCACATTGGCGCCGCCCTTTACTCGAAGAATGATTTGCTCCCCGATATATGCGCCGCTTTCCAACTCGCACTGCGGGAATGCCCGTTGCCAAAAATCGAGTTGATCTTCGGCCATTGATCGAGGCCAATCCCAAGGGGGATTGCGATATTGGCGCTCCATTTGATCAAAGAATTCGGCGATTTCCATCGTTCCTCCGTGCTAAGTACTTGAGTGTAATCCAAAAATGATTGACGTCTATGCGATCGGCGCCACGCTCAAGCTCAATGACCTGGTAACGCCGCAACTGCTCAAGTTGTCGGAACAGTTTGAAAGGGTTGACGTACTCGCTGCGGGCGTCACCCGTCAACTGAAGGCGATGGGCACCGAAGTCGCTGGCATCAAAGGCCTGATTGTGGCCTCTGCCAAGCTCGATGCGGGCCTGAAGGGTGTCGGTGATCAGGCAATCGTCGCAGAAAAGCGGCTTCGTGGCATCAATGGTGCTATCCCGACCGCAGGCATTGGGCTTGAACGGGAACTGAACCGCGCCAATCTTGAAGCGGATCTGCTCGAAAAGAAATTGCTTGGAATGCGCGCACTCGGTCGCGTTCCGGGCGGTGGCGGGAATGGTGTTCCACCTCTCATTCCTGGTGCCGGCGGGAGCGGCGGTCGTCACGGCGGTGGACGAATCCACGGTGGCAACCTGCACATGGGCAACCATGGCGTAGGCATTGGCGGTATCGGTGTCGGCCTGATGGATGACGCACTTATCCCGCTGGGCGCCGCGATGGTGGCCGGGTATGTCGGGCATAAGTTCTACGAAGGCGCCAAGGACTATCAGGACGCCACAATGCGCTTCAAGGCGCTGGGTCTTGGTGATGCGGTCAACGAAGAAGCCGATAAATTTGCCAGGGCGACCCAGGCATACGGCGTATCGCAGACCGAACTGATGAGCGCAATGGCCGAATCGGCCGGCCTCTTCAATTCGTTTGACGAGGTGAAGCGTTTTACACCTCAGGTAGTGACGCTCGGCAAGGCAAATGCTGCGATTTACGGCAGCAAGGTCGGTGAACTGGATGACGAAGGCCTGAAAAGCCTGATGAAGTTCATCGACCGGCGCGGTGGGACGAAAGACGATGCGTCATTTGCCCGCAATCTGGACCTCGCCGAAAAGCTCGTCACCGGTTCGGGCGGTTTCCTGAAGTTTCAGGACCTCGGCAACTTCTCGCAGCAGGGCGGTACAGCTTTCCGCAGTTTGTCTGATGAAGGCCTCCAGCACATGGAAGGCCTGATGATCGAGCAGGGGGGATCGAAAGCCGCCGTCGCCATGATGAGCATCTACCAGAACCTGGTCGCCGGCCGTACGCCGAAGAAGACCATGGGCCTGCTGCAAGACCTTGGCCTGGCGACCTTGCAGATGCAGACGCATGGCGAGATCAATGGCAAGCCGATGAAGTCGCTGATTATGAGTGACATCAAGGATAGCGCCCTGCTCCAGTCCGACCCCGCACGGTGGATGAATGACGTCCTGCTGCCCGCGCTGGCGAAGAAAGGCATTACCTCGCAGGCTGCAATCCTGAAGGCCGTCAATGACGTGCTGTCGAACCGCAATGCGTCGAATCAGGCGTCGATCATGACGACCCAGCAATTCCAGTTGGTGCGGGACTACAAGCTCGCCAAGGGAGCGATGGGCGCCGATCAGGTCACGAACATGTACAAAGGTTCTGCCGGTGGTGCAGAAGACGACTTTACCGCGGCGTGGACGGACTTCAAGAACCAGTTCGGCAAGACCATGTTGCCGGCGATCACGAACATGCTGAAGGAAGGCGCAGACATCCTGCGCACGATCGCAGCAGCATCCAATACCGCTCCGGTTCAGACCGCATCGAATGCCACAAGCAGCGTGCTCCATGCGTTCGCTTGGCCGTACCGCGCGATCAGTTCGATGTTTGGTGGTGGTGACAAAGGGCATGCGAGCACGTCTGTCGCTGGCGGTTCGGGTGGCGCAAGTGGCCCAGTCCATACCACGATCAATCTTGATGGCAGGAAGATCGCCACCGCCGTTTCGCCATACTTCGCCGGCCCGCTCGGCTCCGGTATGTACATCGGCGGCGTCGACAACAACGTTTCACTCCCCATGCCGGCCCTGAAATGAGCGACATCACCCTCGTCCTTGGAGACTTCACGTTTCAGGATATCGAGATACCGGAAGTCATCGGGTTTGGCGGGGATCAGCGACTTTCGATCAAGAAACTGGTTGGCGGTGTACGTGTCATCGATGCGATGGGCAGCGATCCGCGCCCGCTGGAGTGGTCCGGTTACTTTTTCCCAACGCAGGACGGTCAGTCGGCGCTCGACCGCGCGCTGACGCTCTCGCAAATGAAGGACGCGGCGCAACCGGTCGCGCTGTCGTGGGATGAACTGTATCTGATGGTCTACATCAGGTCGTTCGAGCCGGATTACCGCTTTGCCCGCATTCCGTACAAGATCGTCTGCGAGGTGCTTCAGGATCTGACGGCGCCGGTCTATGCCGATGCCGGTCCTGACGCTGACGACCTGATCAATGGCGATCTGGACTCGGCCAATACCCTCACATCAGCAACCGGAGACAGTACGCTTTCCGGCCTGATGAGCACGGTTTCATCGGCAGTCTCGATCGTGAAAACGTTCGTGGGTGCCTCGTTGAGTACGGTTGCCTCGGTATTGGGTCCGATCCATCAGGCGGTCTCGTACGTTGAGTCGCAGATTGGCTCTGTCGACAACATTCTGGCGAGCGTCGGTGTTCCGGCCGGCGTTCTCCCATCCGTGCCGGTCCTGCAAAACGTGGGCGTGTTCACATCGATTCTTAACGCGACCACATTGCAGGTCCAGTACACGCAGATTGGCGCCCTCCTGGGCCGGATGCAGACGAACCTCGGTCAGATCAATTCGAGTGGCCGAGTAATCACGGTCGGCGGCGGAAACCTGTTCGATATCGCCTCGAAAGAGTATGGCGACCCTAGCGCGTGGACGCAGATTGCGCAGGCCAACAACCTCAGTGATCCGACGCTGACCGGCGTCAACACCCTGATCATCCCGCCGTATAACAACGGCACTTCTGGCGGCGTCCTTTCCTCATGACGGCTTTCCTCGCACCGGTTGGCCGTCAGCCGCGGGGCGCAGTCAAATTGAATGGCGAACTGATTACTGGTTGGGTGGATTTCGATCTGACCAATACCTCCTTCTTCAGCGCCGACACGTTCCGCTGCAAGTTTGCCGGCGCACTTCTGCCGACAGACCGCAATGCCATCTGGTTTTCGAACCAGCAGGACATGTTTATCGAGCTGTTCATTGGTTTCCCACAGAACCCGAATGCTTACTCAGCCTCGGACCTGCAAAGTTGGATATACGGCCAGGTCGACAACATCGATGTCAACCCAATTACAAACGTGATTGAGGTGGATGGACGGGATCTGACGCGTGTCTTCATCGATACGAAGACGACGCAGAAGTGGCCGAACCAGACATCGAGCCAGATTGCGACTCAACTAGCCCAGGCGCATGGCCTGACGCCGGTTGTCACAGCAACGACGATGAAGGTTGGGAAGTACTACGAAATCGATCACGTCAACATGAGTGATGAGCGGTCGGAATGGGACATCCTGAACTATCTGGCCGATCAGGAAGGGTTCAAGGTGTGGGTGAGGGGTCAATCGCTCTACTTCCAACCGCCTCCCGACCCGGCCACGACGACGCCTTACCCGATCGTCTATCAGGTGGCGACAACCAGCGCGGGGCCGAAAGCGAATTTCGAAAACCTGCAGATGAAGCGGGCCTTGACTGTTTCCCGCGGCATTCAGGTCAAGATCCGGAGCTGGAACAAGAAGTACGCCAAGGGCTTTACGGTCTCCTACCCGTCGAATGTCAAGACGATCAAGGTCGGATCCTCATCAGTGGGTGCGGGTGGCCAGATTTACTCCAAGACGATCGCGAACCTGACGCAGGACCAGGCATTGCAATACGCGCAGAACTGGTATCAGCAACTCGTCGCCCATGAGATGAAGCTGGAAAATCTCGAGATGCCGGGTGACAACAACCTCGACATCACATCGATCATCCAGTTTTCCGGCACTGGTACAGCCTTCGATCAGCAGTACTTCCCCGACAGCATCCATCGCACCATGAGTTTCGACGGCGGTTATGAGATGACTGTTGGTGCCAAGAATCACGCACCGGACTCGCAGGTAACGCTATGAGCATGGCCAAACTGGCGAACGCGATCCGTCAGCAGGCGCGCACATCGCAGGCTGAATTCACGACGCCCAGGCTTGCGACGATCAGCAGTTACGACGCATCGAACCATGCGGTCAAGGTCATCGTCCAGCCGGTCGATCCGGAACTGGGCGAGCAGGAGTCTAACTGGATGCCGCTCGGTACAATCGGGATCGGTAACGGATGGGGTGTTGCGGTCGGCCCGCAGATCAACGATCAGGTGCTTGTCGTCTACGAAAACGGGGACTTCAGCAGCGGAACCATCGTCGCACGCGTGTTTTCGGTGGCGCAGCAGGCTATTGCGGTACCTTCTGGCGAGATTTGGGCGGTGCATCAGCAGGGGCAGTTCCTGAAACTGACCAACGACGGGAAGGTCACGCTCAACGACAAAGCTGGTTCCACAGTCGTCATGAATGGCGATGGTACGGGCACGGCGACATTTGCCAGCGGACTGACGATCGACGCCAACACGACCATCAACGGGACGCTGACGGTGACGGAAACGATCACTGGTGAGGCTGGCATCACGATCACCGGTACGAATCCTAGCGGCAACGCCTCGAACATCACCGGCACTTTCAATATCAACGGCAACATCGCTTCGACGGGATCGATCACAAACAACGGTCACCGCGTCGACAGCACTCACCAGCACGTCAACTCTGGCGGCTCTGGACTCGGCGGCGTACCGCAATGACCATCGATTGCTTTCACTATTTCGGAAACGATTTGTCCGTCTCTGCCTCGGGCGACCTATTGCTTGCCGATCAGCCAACAACCGGCACGCAGCGCGTCTATCGGCGCCTGCTGACCAATCCTCAGCTCTCAGACGCGAGCGGCAATCCAGTCGCGTCAGCCGACTACACCTGGCATCCGACCTATGGGGCTGGCGTGCCGCGCAAGGTCGGCTCACCCGGGAACGTCCCAGCGACCCGCGCACTGATCAAAGGCCAGATGCTGCTTGAATCTGCGGTTGCTGCTCAACCCGCTCCAGTCATCACCCTGACGCAAACGAATAACGCGGTCAGCGCAGTGATCCAGTACACGGACGCCAATACGGCGACGCCGCAGTTTGTGAGCTTCGATACGAGTCAGGAACCATAAGTGGCGAATCTCAATACACAATCGTTCGGCTCGATCATTTCGAACTGGGCGACGGCAGTGCAAGGTGCTGCGTCGTCATTGGTCGACTTCAGCGTAGGGTCGATACTGCTTGCTCTCGGCGAAGCCATGGGAGGCGTCGCGCTCTGGCTGCAAGGGCTGATTCTTCAGGTCGCAGCGCTCACGCGTGCGGCGACGTCAAGCGAAACGGATCTCGATTCGTGGTTTGCGCAGTTCGGATTCTCGCGCCTACCCGCAGTTGCTGCCACAACGCAAGAGACGTTTGGACGGTTCACGCCGACGAATGCAGCATTGGTCCCGGTCGGTGCCAACGTTACATCGTCCGATGGCTCAGTGATATTCACGACCATCGTAGACACCACGAATACCGCATACAGCGCGGCTCAAGGTGGCTATGTCATCCCCGCTGGTCAGGCGAGTGTCAATGCGACAGTCCAATGTACGGTCGCCGGCACTATCGGCAATGTCGTTGCCGGCGCACTGAACACACTAGGAACTGCGATCCCGGGCATCGATTTCGTATCGAACGGTTCGACGGTCCAGAACGGCGTCGCCGCCGAAACTGATACTGCCGCGCGCGCGCGTTTCGTGCTGTTTATCGCAAGCCTCGAAGCCGCCACCCTTCTCGCGGTGATGAATGCCATCGAGAGCGTGCAGCAAGACATGACCGGCATCATTGCTGAGAACCAGCAGTACAACGGTCAGGCACAAAACGGGTACTTCACGGTCGTTGCTAACGACGGCAGCGGTAATCTGAATTCGACCGAACAGACCAACGTCGAGAATGTCGTCGAGGCAGTTCGCCCGCTGTGTTCGACGTACAGCGTACATGCGCCCGTGCCGGAAACAACCACCGTCTCTATGAGCGTGACGCCCGCCTCGTTGGCGTCGGCAGTTCAGGCCGCACTAATCGCCTACATCAACGGCATAGAAACCACTGCGAGCGGCGCAACGCTGCCGTACACGAGTCTTTCCGCCCAAGCCTATGGCGT